AATTCACCCATTACCACCCAAGGGTCCCGCTATGGACTTGAGTTCACTCTCTGTAACGCTGTATGTACTACTAATCGTCATGGGCACTGTCGCCCTCGCGAGCATTTCACTGACGGTATGCATCCGCACACTGATGCGTCTGACGCCTGCAACCGACGACGTTGACGACGACTTCTCCGGCATCCGGCTCATGCGCAGCCACCGACCGGAGTAAGATATACGTACGAGCCCCGCTCAGGCGGGGTTTCGTGCTCTGACCAGGATGAAAGGACATTTGATGGGACTCAAGGGCGTCAAGCTCAGCCTTGTTGAGACGCTGGAAGACGTGCACGCGTGCATGACGTGGCTCGAAGGGCTCACCTGCGAACGCATCGGCTTCGACACCGAAGGCACCGGCATCTCCCCCGAGATCGATCGCGTGCGTCTCGTGCAGTTCGGGGATGCGCATCAGGGGTGGGCCATTCCGATCGAGCGTTGGCAAGGGTTGATCGAAGAGATCGTGCACCGCTGGCAGCGTCACGGCCGGTTCGTGGCGCACAATGCGCGCTATGACGTCGCGATGCTGCGCAACCACGGCGTGCACATTCCGGTGCACCTGGTCGACGACACGATGATGCTCGCGCACATCGTCGACCCGACGAAGTCGGTTGCGTTGAAGCAACTGTGTGCGCGCCATATCGATCAGGCAGCCGCAGCCGCTCAGAAACAACTGCACGACGTGATGGACGCGACCGGCCACACGTGGGCAACGATCCCGATCGCCGCCACCGGGCAGTACGCCGTGTACTGGGTGTACGCCGCGCTTGACCCGGTGCTCGCGGTGCGACTGTGGGACTTGCTCTGGCCGCAGGTTGAGCGCATCGCGCCGCACGCGTACGACATTGAGTTGTCGGTGGGGTGGATCGCCGACCGGATGGAACGCAAGGGCGTGCTCGTCGACCGTGAGTACACGGCCGACAAGTCCCGTGAGTTCCTGGACTTGCACGCGGCGCTGGCGAAGCGCGGACACGACGAGTTCGGCGTCTCGCTCGGTTCGTCACAACAGATCGTTGAAGTGCTGTTGCGCGACAACGTGCCGCTGTGGAAGCGCACCAAGCAAGGCGCATGGTCGCTGGACAAGTTCGCGCTCGAAGGCATCCGGCACCCGCTCGCGCAGCTACTGCAAGAGCACAAGCGCGTGGAAAAGCTGCAATCGACGTATCTGCGCCGGTTCCTTGAGTATTCCGAGCGGGACGGTCGGATTCACCCGAGCATCAACACGCTCGGATTCAAAGAAGAGGACACGACCGGCTTCGGCGTCGTGACCGGACGCATGTCGATGTCGAAGCCGAACTTGCAGCAACTGCCGCGTGTCGACGAGGACGATCCGCTGTCGATCGTGGTGCGCAACTGCATTGTGTCGTCCCCGGGCACGACGCTCGTGATGTTCGACTTCGACCAGGTTGAACTGCGCTTGCTCGCGCACCTCTCGCAAGACCCGGGGTTGTTCGCCGCGTTCGAGCAGCCGGGCGACTTCTTCACGTTCATGACTCAGACGATCTATTCGGACCCGTCCATCGTGAAGAAAGACCCGCGTCGGTCGCTGACGAAGTCGTACGTGTACGCGTCCAACTACGGCGCAGGGAATGAGCGGCTGGCACGCACCACGCACCTGCCTCTTGCCGAGATCGAGCGGTTCGCAGCCGACTACAAGCGCACGTTCGCGAAAGTGCCGGAATTCCAGCGTCGTGTGCAGCGCGACGCAGCGCAGCGGTACAAGGCCGAAGGCTCGGCGTACGTCATGTCGCCGATCACCGGGCGACACTTCATCGCCGATGATCCGGGCAAGCTGTATCCGCTGGTCAACTACATGATTCAGGGTATGGCGGCCGAGATCATGAAGACGAAGTTGCTCGAACTCGACGCGGCCGGGCTCGGCGATTATCTCGTGCTCGCCGTGCACGACGAAGCGATTTCGGAAGTGCCGGACGATGATGTCGAAGACGCCATTGCCACGATGAACACGATCATGAACGACGACAAGCTGCTGTCGCTGCCGCTCACTTCGGGCGGGGCGACCGGGAAACGATGGGCGGAAAAGCGTGATGTCTGATCACGAATACGTACTCTTCGGAGTCGATCCCGGCAAGACGACGGGAATCTTCGTCTACTCGAACCACCCGAGGCGTGGGTTTCTCGACGAGCAGATCATGCGGCACGAAGTGCCCGCCGAGCACATGCCGGTGATGATGCGGAACCTCGTCGTGCGTGCAGGCGACTATGTCGGGTTCGGCGGCGTGTACATCGCCGTCGAACGCTTCATCATCAACGCGCGCACTGCGAAGTCCTCGCAGCAGGGCGACGCGCTTGAGATTACCGGCATGGTGCGCGCCTTCGCGAAGCTGTACACGAGCAACCCGATCCGGCAGTACATGAAGGCGAATCTCAAGTTTGCGAACGACGTCGCGCTGCGTCGAGCGGGGTGGCACTCGGCGAAGATGGGCCATGCCACCGACGCCGCCCGGCAGGCGTACGCACTGCTCAAAGATGTTGACTACCCGGAATGGCTCGCCGTATCGAACGGTGCTATGATGAAAATCGACGACGAGACGAAGGGACAAAGATGAATCCGATCATCGCAGAACTCGACGAGACGGGCAGCCGGATCGTTCTGCACGACATGTTGTGGGCAGACAAGCCGCTCGTGTCTCAGATTCCGGGCAAGGAATGGAACGCCGACACCAAGCGATGGACGCTCCCAAAATCGTGGGCGGCGTGCATTCAGGCGCGGGCGCTCTTCGGCGACCGGCTCAAGGTCGGCAAGATGCTCGGGATCTGGTCGCGAGGCGAGAAGGCGCGACAAGACGTTATCTTGCAGCTGCGCGACGCGCGCGAGCCCGTGCAGCCGTACACGCCCGTGAACGAGCACGACGAGTTGCTGTACCCCTTCCAGATTCCCGGGGCCGATTTCCTCGTGCAGGCGCGTACCGCGCTGCTCGGCGACGAAATGGGCTCGGGCAAGACGCTTCAGACGCTCGCGGCTATGCGCCGCGTCGACATGATCCTTCCCGAGTACGGAGGCGGCGCGTATCCCGCGCTCGTCGTCTGCCCCAACTCCACTAAGCGGAACTGGGCGCGCGAAGTCGCGAAGTGGCTCCCGGAGGCGAACGCCGTCGTGATCGACGGCTCGGCCGCCAAGCGACGCAAGCAGATCGCCGAAGCGCTCGACGTCCCGAACCTCATCATGATCATGAACATCGAATCGGTGCGTCTGCACTCGCGCCTCGCGCCGTACGGCTCCGTGCGTCTGAAGAAGTGCCGCGAGTGTGACCCGGTGTCGGGCGACGAAGCGTTGACTCCGGCGAAGTGCGAGACGCACGACAAGGAACTGAACGCGATCCCCTTCAAGGTCTGCGTGCTCGACGAGGCGCACCGCGTGAAGGACCCGCGCGCCTTGCAGTCCCGCGCGATCTGGCGCGTCTTCCATGGTCCAGCCGTCGAATACCGATGGGCGCTCACCGGTACGCCGGTGGCGAACCACCCGGGCGACATCTGGTCGATCTTGCACACGATCGACCCGGCCGGATTCCCGCGCAAGTCGGCCTTCATCGACCGATACGCGCTCAAGGAATTCAACGCCTTCGGTGGTATGACCATCACCGGTCTGAATCCGGCCACGCGTGACGAGTTTCTGTCGCTGCTTGACGTCCGGATGCGCCGGATGCTCAAGTCCATCGTGCTCGATCAGCTTCCGGCGAAGACGCGCGTCGTGCGCCACGTCGAGATGAGCCCGAAGCAGGCGAAGGCGTATAAGGAGGTTGCCGACGAGTACGTACTGACCACGGAGTCGGGCGACAAGCTCGTCATGAACGGGAACCTCCCGGCCGCGACGCGTCTGCTGCAACTCGCCTCTGCCATGTGCGACGTCGATAAGGGCGAGACGCCCGAAGACGTCGGATCGTGGAAGGTCACGCTCACCGACCCGTCGTCGAAGATCGACGAACTCATGTCGATCATCGAAGACAACCCCGGTAAGCCGCTTGCCATCGCGGCCGAGCACCGGCAGCTCATCGATCTTGCTGCGCAGCGTCTCGCCGCTGCCGGTATCGAGTACGGCGTGATCACGGGCGGCGTGACCGGCGCGCAGCGTGACGAGACGGTCGAAGCCTTCCAGTCCGGCAAGCTCAAGTACATCTTGTTCACGTACAAGGCTGGTGGCGTCGGCCTGAACATGACGGCCGCCGACACGCTTGTGCGGCTGCAACGGTCGTGGTCGCTGATCGACAACATGCAGGGCGAAGACCGGGTGCATCGCATCGGGTCGGAGCAGCACGAGGCGATTACGATCATCGACATCATCACGGCCGACACGATCGAGGAGACGCAGGTCGAAAAGCTGTACGCCAAGATGCAGCGGCTCGAAGAGATCGTGCGCGACCGCGAACAACTCAAGGCGGCCGGGAAGTCGACGGAGCACCTTGACGCCGAAGCCGCGAAGATCGAAGCGCTCGATCTGCTCGATCAGACTGTCGGGTTCGAACCCGCCGACGTGTGCAACAAGCACGCCGAATACCTGAACGACATGATCGACATCGACACCGAGATCACGAAGGCCGAGCAGTACAAAGACGACATGATCGACGGGGGTCCGTGATGAGGGACGTGGGTAACTGCCCCGAATGCGGGGCAGACCTGAACGGTTGGGACGCAACAATTCTGAGCGACAACCCAACCGGACCACTCAAGACGTTGTGCACCGGATGCGATGCCGACGTTACCGACCAGATGAGAAAGGCATTCTTCGGTGAATGAAATTCGGCGCATCTCGCAGTCAGACCTGAAAGATTTCCAGCGCTGCAAGCGCCGGTACTGGCTGCGGCACGTGCGCCGCCTCGCGCCGCGACTGCACGGTCCCGTGGGGCCGTTGCAGTCCGGCACCCGGGTGCACACCGCGCTCGAAGCGTTCTACACGCCAGACAACCCCACCGATCCCCGGCAGGCGCTCGAACACGCCATCGGCGCGGCGCTCGTCGGGTATGCCGATCAGTGTCAGAAACTCGGCGTCGAGCCCGATCTAAACGTGCTCGAAAAGTTCCGCAAAGATACCGACCTTGAACGGGCCATGGTCGAAGGCTACTTCGAGTGGCTTACCGACACCGGAGCCGACGCGCACTTGCAAGTGATCGGGGCCGAAGAGCAGATCAGCATCACAGCCGATCAGCTCGGCGCTGACTTCGGGCAGTCTGTCGAGATCGTCGGCAAGCTCGACGCTCGCGTGCTCGACGAGGTCACCGGCTTTACGCAGTTCGTCGACCACAAAACCGTACAGAACTTCACGCAGATGCTGCCCACCTTGCAGAGCGATCCGCAGATGCTGCACTATCACCTGCTGCTCTCGATCGTGTATCCCGATCAACATGTCGACGGCGCGCTATACAACATGCTGCGAAAGGTCAAGCGTGGGAAGACGGCGAAGCCGCCGTTCTACATGCGCGAGACGATCATTCACAACGCCGAAGAGATTGAGTCGTATCGGCTCCGGCTCATCGGCCTCATCACGAATGTGATCGAGTTCGAAGAGCGCATTGCGCAGCTCGGCGAGATCGGCGTGAAGATGTTCGCGCAGCCCACCGTCACGCGTGACTGCTCATGGGATTGCTCGTTCTTCGACATCTGTGGCATGTTCGACGACGGCTCGCGTGTTGAAGACGCCATCCGCGACCTCTTCGAAGAACGGGACCCGCACGCGCGGTACGCTGCACCTGTGATAGACTTATGTAATAGATAAACACGACAGAGAGGAGATGATGAGTGACTGAAGTGTTCAATGAGCTGGAAACGGCGTCGTTCTTGGTATACGGCGAGACGAAGCATGGCAAGTCATCGCTGCTTGCTACCATGCCGACGCCATGCGTGATCTTGGACATCGAAGGCAAGTGGCAGTTCTTCCAGGGACGATCGAATCCCAACCGCGACGGGCAGCCGTTCCGGCTCAAACTGTGGAATCCAGCCCAAGCGCCGCCGAAGCCGGATGGAACGTGGGACATTGCGATCGTGAAGGTCACGAGCGCCGCAGTCCTCGCGCAGACGCTGCCATGGCTCGACCGCACTGATCACCCGTTCGTGTCGATCGGGCTCGACTCGCTCACGGTCGGGCAAGAGCAGGGGATCGAAGCGATCCGCAAGGTCGACGAGGACTTCCGGATTCAGGACTGGGGCGCTATCCGGCGTCGCGTCCTCTCGGATACCTCTCGTATCATGACGCGGGTGTCGGACCCTGCGAACCCGCTCCGCGTGTTCGCGGCAACGGCACACAGCACGTTCAAGGATGGTAAGCACCGGCCCGCCATGCAAGGCGGTATCCAGGGGCGGCTGCCGTTCTCGTTCGACGCTATCGTGTTCATGAAGAAAGCGCTCATGAAGAACGATCAAGGCATGATCGCCGATGATGCGCCTTCGGTCTTCCGAGCGCTCGTCAAGACACACCCGCTGTACGTGACCGGCTCGAACTTCGAAGACCGATTCGACCGGTCGGCGTACGACAACCCGAACTTGACGCAGATCATGCGTCTCATCTTCCCGGCTGCGGCCGAAACGAAAGGATAAAGGACAATGGCAGACGAAACGTGGGACGACTGGATTTCCGAGGTCGAAGACAAGCTCACCCTTCCCCCGGACGGCGAATATGATTTCGTCGTCACGAAGGCCGAAGGCAAGGTGTCGAGTTCGGGCAACCTCATGGTGCAAGTCGATTCGAAGATCACGAGCGGCCCGCACTCCGGCAAGGAGATCAAGCGCTTCTACGTGATCCGCTCGACTGAGGGCAGCATGGCCAAGAAGTTCATGCAGAGCCTCGGCGCGGTCGGCATCACCTTCGACACGCTCGTGAAGCACAAGCCGACGATGCAGCAGATCGCGAAGGTCATGGAAGGCAAGCCCTTCCGCGCCAAGATCAAGAAGAAAGAAGATGCTCAGTGGGGCGACTACATGGAAGTGCAATGGGCGATCAAGCCTCCGGCTTCCGGCGCAGTCGAAGTGACGGAGTTCCCCACCCTCACTGAGGGCGAATCGCTAGGCTACGGTTCGGACTCCGGCGCGAGCGTCGCCACCGACGACGACGCCGGTTTCTAGTCCCGGCTCAAGAG